GCGTCTAAGACCTCTTCCCATCCAACCATTAAATCAGCATCTGCTTGACTTATCTGACCCATAGTAACAGCGTTCTTAATTTCTTTACCCCTAAGTGTAGGGTCGCTAATATTTAAAAGAAGTCCTTTAGCATTTAAAGAACCTATCTTTCTTGTAATTGTTTCGTATTCACCAAAACTTTCAACAGCATTTGCTACTGCACCTTTCATATCGTACAACTCAATCTTACCTTTGATACGGTTTCGAAGGTTGTTTATACCAACTAAACTATTAGGGTCTGAATCTAATACCATCACTCCTTTATCGTCTTTCTTATAGAAACCAACGTTTACTTTTCCTGTCTGTGGGTCAATAACAAGTTGTGATTTATTAAAGTTTCCAAAACCTTCAGCACTAGCCATTATATCTAGCTCTAACTGCTGAGAACATCCAACTCCTGAAGGATCTTTACAATCAGCACGAGCCATCTTGTCTGCATACTCTGCTTGGTATTCTTGAGATAAAGTAAAAGCTTGATCTGTACCATCTGCTAAATTCTGACGCATCATAGTAAAGTCTTTCATACTTAAATCTCCTGACTTCATAAGACGATTTGTCATCATCATTTGTTCTGTGGCATTAGCAGCATAATCCAATGTCCATTGGTTCATATTAGTAGAGTCACCTTGAACAGCGTTATCTAAAACACGTTGTTGTTCACGGGTTGAGTCGTCAATTGCTTGCTTCTTTGCGGTACGAGTACGAGCTTCTTCCTGAAGCATCCCTGAGAAGTTTGATCCAACTTCTGCCCAATTTATTTCACTCCCCGGATCACGTTCTTGATACTTATAATATGTTGCCATTTATATATTTTTTTAATTTCCGAAGACTCCAAAAGGGTTACCCCAGAAACCACCATTATTCTTATTATTAAGACCTAAACTATTCGTTCTGAAATTATTAGTAAAACTGTCATCTTGTTGATTCCACCAGTCAGTCATTTGATTCGCCCCTTTTGCATTTAATAATCCTGTCACGTCCTGAACATTACCATCTCCCCATTTCATTAGGTTTTTTTGTGGTACATAGTCAGAACTTTGGGTTACTGCTGCTTTATAATTATCATCACCTACGTTTCCAATTTGCGCGCTTCCTGCCGTTCCTGTAGCAGCCTGAATATATGAATTCTTTTTAACATACTCATTAACATCTACACCTGCTCTACCCGCTTGTCGTTCTAGTTTATTTACTGCACGAGCATCTGCTCCTTTTTGGTATAAAGGAACCATATTTAATCCTTGTTGGACTACATTTCCTATCCCTTGAATTCCTTGTTGTTGTGCCACATTTGCTGCGTTCTCAGCTTCAGCTGCTGCTGCTTGAGCACCTGCTACCTCACCTAAGTCCATCTGAACATTAATATCTCTAAGCCTTGAATCTTCTTCAGCCTGCATCGCCTCAAGATTAAATAAGTCTTGACCCATTTTATCACGAACTTGTCCTTGACCTTCTTGCTGTGCTGCTAATACTCTACCTGCGGTTGCCGCTCCTCCTCTTTCGCTCTCAATTGATTGCTCCATTAACTGTGCGCCTGCAGATAACATTGCTTCACGCTCTCTCTCGTAAGGCTCTTTATTAATAGCTAAAGCGTCAGCAAAATTAACCTTAAGTTTCTCTCTAGCTTTAGCCATCATCCCTGAAGCTCTAGCTGCTGCCTCTCTAGCTGCTTTTTCTTGTTTCGCTTTCTCAGCAAATGACATTGCGGTTGTACCGATGCCTACCGCTAATCCTGCAATAGCTAAACCTGCCATTAATCCTGCCATAATATCTTGTTTTTATTCATTATTAATTCTAGTGGTAAGTCTTTATAATCTTCTGTATATACCTCAGATTCTGCCTCTTCAAATGTTTTAGCATCTGTCTTATATACACAACACCAACTAGTATCTTCGTGTACATAAAAAACTCTTTGTGTTCCTATTTGTGTAAACACGGTAGTAGGAGCAACTATTGTTTCAACCTCTCCCGCATCTGTCAAGTAAGACACCTTTCCTTTTAATAAAAAAGAAGGGTGTTGTTGTTTGTGAATCATACTAACTATCAAAGACCCCTTTGGCATAAATAATTCTCTCGTATAAATTCCACCTTCTATTGTCTGCTTTAAAGGGAATACCTTCATCAAATCTTCTGATTGAGGTGTACCCGCTTTATGTGTTAATGTTTCATCAATAGATTTAAACTGTTCTACAAATGTGGAGATTTTTTCCCACATCAACCCCCTATTAGAATTTATATCTTGGATTAGATCTATTGGATTTTTAATTAAAGTAAGGTCTTCCATTCTACAAAGATAAAGAATTTTAAGGAAATGATTTCATTACTTCAGACTCTATCGCAAATAATTCTATTTTAGATGTGCTATTATTTACTAAATCAAAAACCGCGTAATGACCTAGCACCCCGTGGGATTCAGCAACTGCATTTTTTATATATAAATAGTAAGCATCATTTGATGGTATCGTAACTGTAACCGGAGCGGCAGGTGCCGGCGGAATTATAGTGTTAATAACAAACTGATTCAACCCTGCTTGTAGATTCACATTAACTTCAGTTATCTGTCCTGCAAATTGAGGGGTAGCCCCTGTCGCTGGATCAATAAAATACAACATATCCCCAACACTAACAATGTTTCCAAGACTAATGGTTAAAGGGTAGTCAATAGTAACAACCCCGGCAACTGCTGCACTTGCTGCAGAACTTTTACCGATACCATTTAAAGACCGTAGTGAATATTCATTTGATAAAGATGGCGTTGTACCTGAGTTTCTTATGAAAGAAAACCAAGCCCCTTCTTTTTTCACGAACCAGTCCTTCTCAATGTACCCTGTGTCCTGAATATCTGTTGCTATAGAAGCACTCCACGAATCATCACCCTCTATATTTAGAGTTTTAAATAACTTGTTCTCAAGAGGTATATCATTAAATACTGATTTTAAAGTACTATCGTACTGAGTCCCATAAAAGTTATTACGGGTCTCGTTTACGTTATGTCTATAAAGATTTCCCCCGCTAAATGTATAGAAATAATTATTCATTCCTATCATCCAATCAGGAACGTAAGAGTAGAAAGATGTCCACCCTCCTGAGCCTTCTTTATATGTTAATGTATTCTCTGCCATTTTTTATTTATTTATTATGTTGCACAATGTACTACGTCTCCGCAAGTGTATGAGCTACCACTAAATAGTGTAGCATCTGCAGTTCCTGATGAATTTAGATTAGTTACTGTTCCACAGTATATAGCTCCTGACCCTGGGGTTCCAACTTGAAACTGAACAACATCATTTAATGAAAATGTAAAGTCGTTTGCCACAGTATAAAGTAAAGCTGTATCACACTGGCTAATGGTATATAATAATGCAAAACAATCAAGAAGATCTAGAATTTCTCCAGAAGAATTTATCTGATAAACAGTATGAAAATCTGAAATATGATACCAACCACTATCCCCAACAAATATTGTGCTTAGAGCAGAATTTAAGTATACAAAACCTCCAACCGTAAAAGAACTACTATATACTGTTGTTGTAGGAGTTCCAGGTAATGAACAAGCTCCACTAGATGTGCTAATTGAATCACTCATTAAGTGACCTAAAGGAGCAGAAGTACAGACAACAATCGCTGTTACGACTCCACTTACAATTGTTATTACATTATTGTCAGCCATCACATAGTTACCATCAGTTAAAACAGTAGCTCCGTTAGAGTCAGAAAAAACCCAACTCGTTAAAACAGGAATTGTATTTACAGCTCCTCTATGCTTAGCAAAGTAATAAGTTACTGATGCTGCTGTGCAATTAATAGAACTTCCAATATTTGCTGATGCTGTAAAACTTGGTAGTGTTATAGGACAATCTACCTCTACAGTCCAAGCTGTACCAGAACAAGGTCCTAGAACTTGAACAGATACGTCTGATGGAGTTGCGCTTGTTTTTGGTATAACTAAAGTGCTATACTCAGAAGCTCCTCCATACTGATCGTCTCCAGCATTTAATGTTATACTCTGAGGTGTTGGTGTTCCTGTGTTCCACGAACTCCCTGTAAATCCATCGAAATAATTATACGATGTCGTATTAGGTAGTGCAGGCACACAAGCATTTGAGTTACCTAAAAGAGTAAATGCATCTGCAACACCACTTGTAGATTGTATTCTTCCACTAGTTGGTGACGATACAGAGTTGTAATAAACACTGTCGTATAAAACCCTGATCCCATCTGGCACACTTTGAGGGTTAAAATAAATAACTATCGCACCAACATCTGAGACAGTATCACCTGCGTCAAATGTTAAATTATATAACCCTTGGTTTCCTGATGGAGGATTAACCCCAGCACCACAAGCTATTGGAGTAGGAATACAACTAGCACAAACTTGTTGAGGTAATAAAATACAGTTTTGCAACTGCCTAGAAATAACTCCATTAGAATACACACCATCTGTAGCACAGACAGTTAGTTCCGCATCAGTAAATACTGCTGTAGAGTCTGATAGTGAGGTTCCGTCTAAATAATATATTGCCATAATTTAATTTTTATTAATAATTACAAGATCCATTTGCAACAACAACGTCTATACCATTGAAATTAACCATTCCTGTTTGAGCACATAGTGTCTTTGTAGATAGTCCATTTATACCACCTATTGAACTTGTTACGAAATTACCCGAACAATCTGTATAAGAATACCCTATTGCAGATGCTGAGTAAAAAACTGAAATTATATATTCAGTACAAGTTACTGTTGGATCAAAGTTACAATTTATTACGTCTCCACAGGTCTGAGTTACATTAGAATATAATGTTGCATCTACAACTGTTCCAAAACCTATTACTGTACCACAGTAAACATATGTTCCTACACCCGCTCCAATACCTTGAACGTACTGAACAACTGAATTAATACCAATCCCATTTAAGTAGGTATCCTCAATAGTAAAAATAGCTCCAGACGTACAATCTTCTATTTGGTATATATTTGAACTTGGCGCACAATTACAACAAGCCAGAGCTGCACTAGATTCAAAACATAAATCTATTGGAGTGCTGCTTCTATAGTCCCAAACCAAATATAAATAATTACCTGAAGCAGGCATTTGGAATGTAGAGTAGAAACTTGTATTCCCGTTTGTTGGAGGATTTATCGTAGCTGGTACTGTACTCGCAAGCATTAACGCCTGAATTTCAGCAGCGTTGTTATTGTATAAAGTATCCGATCTAAGGTATCTAAAGTTATCTGAATTAATATTAAAGTTAAATGTATCAGATCCAAACTTGTTAGAAATTATATTTACCTCTGCAGTATTTGATGGTATAACACCACCACCTTGCTGTCCTGTTATTGTTTGGTATAAAGAAACAATTGGAGAACTTCCTGAAGATAATATAACTTGCTCTGAATGTAGAGGAGATTGGAATGTTCCATCCGTCCATCTATACTCATCGTGAATCTGTTTATCCATATCATTGTCACTTGACACCTGCACCAAAACAATAGTGATGGTATCAGCTGAAGGACAGTCTACAGTAAAGGTTAAAGATACATTAGTTTGTGCCGATATAACTACCGAAACAGTGTCGTCCAATACGCTACCTTTATTAATAGTTAATGTTCCTCCTGTTGTAACATTCCCTGTCGTGGTAGTTACTCCTCCGTAAGTAGCACTAACTGAGAAGGTTCCAGATCCTGATATCGCATAATCAATATCTACTGTTCCAACTAACTCACCAAGGTCATAAATAGCCTCGTAATTTGTTGCTGGTACTACTTCTATAGTTTCTGTTATACCACAGTTTTTATTTGCTGCCGGTGCTGGTGTTGAAATACCATTAGCAGACAACACAAACTCATTCATATATGGATCGTATCCACCTAGTTTTTGAGTAGAGAAAGAAGTATTATATAAATCTCTAAACCAAGTACGCATACCTAAACTAGAAATTACTTTTAACTGATCACTTTGTGCGCTTGCTCCTTTTAATTGTACAACTACACCTCTCTTTGCATCTGTAAAAAACTTATCTGCACCCCATTGAGCAAAGCTTTCCGGGTTGTGAGATATTCCAAAATTTTCTACCCTTGCAATCTGAGTTCCTAAAACTTCAGGTACTGAGGTTAAAGCGTTTCCTCCGCCTGCATCAGATAATAAATTCTTACCTGCTAACACATAAGATATTTTATCTTCTTGTAGAACTAATATATCTGTCTCTCTTGCGAATAATTTCATTACTGGACCAAATGATTGTTCCAATACTTTAAAGTTCAACAACCCACTATTGAACTCGTTTAATTTATTTATGTTTGATTCCGCGTTATAAACACCACTATAGGTTAAGTCGCTAAATCTTTGTTCTGCTCCATATAATTTAGAGTCAGTCGTTGTTGCTCTGTTTCCAAGGACAAGCTCTCTACCTGTCATTGAATCCTGAATCTTATAACTCTCTGCTCCGTTACCAAATGCATAACAATTGAAAAAATCAGTTGATATAATAGCAGGTGTATTTGATGCAAAATTCTGATTCTGAACAGAACCTGAATGCTCTCCAATTGTAGAAATAGGATATGACGTTGAAGATTCATACCATAAATCTGGCTCAGCATCTTGAGGATCTGACTCAAAAATAATTGTATTTGCTGCACGAATAACTGCAATTTCTACCTCTAAGGTAGTTGCTTTTCTATCATCCCCTCCATAGCCTTCACTTCCTTTGATATTAAAGTATGTACGTTGTTGAGGGGTACCTGCCCCTGTTTGATAAAAATTAGTATAAAGATTACCTGTATCACAAGGTCTTGAATTAGTATAACTAGAAATATAATTAGGACCTTCTACATCCCCAATAATATCAGTTGCTTGAGCCTCTAAAGCTGCCGCTATATTATCAGAATCAAACCATTGTTTAAAGTTAGTGTATAATGCAGATGAAGTAAAATCAGCTTCTACAACCCATTTTTTTTCTCCAACATTTCCCCACAGTGCAGAGGTATTACCCCTCCTGTGGTTAAATATTCTTATGCTAATACGGGAACCTGCAGGGATATCATAATCAATCCACTCCCCTGTATTTGCGGGATTTGTGTTTGGCGTATCTACAGGGTATCCAATAGTAGGACATCCCCCGCTACCTGCTTTTCGTTTTTCTCCATAAGCAACAACAGGAAGCTCTCCTACTTCCGTAGAAAAATTATTTGCCATTAACTTCATATATGTTCCTGCAGGAATAGGAATATCATTTCCTGCTGAATCTACCGGAACCGGTAAAAGAAAATCTTTTAGCTGTGCTTGTTTATCTAATACTGTAGTCCAAGTACAATTCTGTCTTGAACCTACTGTATCTGTTTTTACAATTAATTCATCACCAATCTCAATCTTACTTGAGTTCTGTCCTTCTAATAGAAACCAATCTCCACCTGAAGTAGGGTCTCTGAAAAAGAAGTTAGAATAAATTACATCATAATCTTTTTTATCAGGCTTAATTACAAATTTATAACGCTTTGCCCAAGAAGGAGCTACTTGTGTTGATGGTATTGTTACTCTTATAGAGTTTGCTGTAGATGAAGCGTTACAAGGAATGTGTATAGAATTATTTTTACTAACCAATGCTGTTGACATACGGCTATAATCATCCATATAGACCATTCCAATTTCGTAACCCCTGTTACTATGTAAACTTTTAGGGTCTCCAAGCTCCTGGTAAGTAACCTCTGACGCTGCTATATTATAATACTCGTAAGCGCTAAATGTTATATTAACCCCTGTTAGATCATCAACATACAACATCGCTGGTAATTGTATACCTATTGACTCTGACGATGGACTCGTAACTATTAGAACTGATTGCCCAGGTCCTGAGATACCACTCGCGTATTTAAAAACAGAAGCAGATGCCTGAGTATGTTCGTTAGGAACAGAACAGTTAAATAAATCTGTAAAAGTTACACCTGTACAAGAGTTAGCTACAGTTTGAATATTAGTAGCAGTACCCATCTTTTCTTGAAAATCAACTGACGTAGCAAGTGCGTATGCACTTGAGAAAGTTACCGGTAATATATATTGAAAATCAATAGTTGTTTCCTGGGTTTCATCGGTTGGCTCTGGAGTATTCCCTGACCAGTCTCCGTGTTCAAACCTAATAAGAAAACTAAGGCTTGCTCCCGCAACTAACTCAATCCCTGTAAGATCAAACTGAAGTGTCGCTCTCGGTAAAGTTTCTGCACCGTCCCAAGAAAAACTTCCTGAAGTTAATGTATAATTAATTCCAGAAAAACCAATGTTTTCACTATCTGAGTTTACAAAGTATTCAAATTTAGTTGGGTTATTAAAAGTGTCTTTTAGGTCATACCCCTCAAGGTAATTACCATAAACAAGTCTATTCCCCATAAGTGTCTGAGCCTCAGCTAGTCTTGGAACATTATCATATAGTCTTAATATTTCTGACGAAGGAAGTATTGTAAATATCTTACTATTGTCAAAATTATATGTGTATTCTGTATTATCTGCAAGACCTGATTCTTGTTTATTTATCTTCTCTATAATCTTAATTACAGAAGAGTTCATATCTTTAAATAAAAGATCCACAGATTTAACAAGTGGACCTCCTGAATTATATGTTATACTACACATATTGGTAGAGTTCAACATACCATCATTCAATGCTGTTGCTACATTATAGTCAAAAGACTTAGGAATAAAAGATGGTGCGCTAAACTGAGAAGTAGCAGAGTACTCTGCATCCTCATATCTATACCTATACGCAAAAGAAACAAACCTATTTTCTAAAAAATTATCTTGACTTGAAGTCGCAACAGGATTTATAGTAGGAGATGTTACAGGTGGTTTTTTTATAACAAGAACCGACTCTAAAGAAAAAGCATCTACCCCTGAAACAGGGTTTGCATAATTTCTTGTTACATTTATTTGTTTTGGATCCGTCCAGTTATCTGTAAAGTATAGTAAGTCTTCTACTTTATTTACACCTGTTATAAGATTTTTTGGGTTAAAGTTTAAGGTAGTATCAACCCCATTGCCATCATTTATAGATACAATATGATATATAATACTATTTGTTTTGGTATCGAAGGATAATACTAAATCAATCTTTCCTGTAGCTGATCCTGTAAATGCAGAATCGTGTACAAACCAATATAGTGTTTCATTCGTTCCATCCTCAAAAGCGCCAATACATCGTGCTGATGAACTTAAAACTACACCTCCAAATGATAAACTTGTCAAGGAAGAATTTCCTTTTGAATTTTCTATAACACCGATATCAGCTCCTTCCGTGGAACCCATACGAATGTTTAATGCGTCAATGTACTGTCCGTTTGGAATCAGACGATCATCAACCATTTTATTCATTATACCTGAACTAAAACTTCTTGTAAGATTTGCCATATTATTTCAACCACTTATCTTTTCCTCGCATATTCATTAACAATCTGCCCGGATGTATGTTACTGATTCTAATTTTTGCGTTTCTTAATAACGCTCCTTTTCTTTTTCTTGCTCTTGAAATTACATATTCCTGTACCCCAAGCTTTGAACTTAAAATAGCATACTCAATGTACGCGTACAAGAAATCTTCAAACATTTTATTCACGGTAATCTTACTATCGTTACCATTTTCTAAACCATCTGAAACATATTCAAGAACAACTAATTGGTTGTGCATACCTGAGCTGAAATTAATAACTCCTTGTTTGCTATTTATATTGAAAGTAGGGTTTGAATTTGCGGTCTCTGTATTTAAACCAAACCGAGATCCAATTTGTCTTTCAAAGTACCAGTCTCCACCGTCATTATATCCACTCATCCCATTATAAGGAGACCCTCCGTTTAAATAAATCGTAGGTTTTATAGTAAATATTCTTGCGTAGTCTAGCTCAGAAAACTGAGGTGATAAAGCCTTACCGTCAATATCAAATAAAATTTTACCTGTATTATCCTGAAGGTATGCTGAAGACCAATTGGTCTGGATGTTCTCACTAAGCGGATACAATATACCATTAGATTCTTTAGAAATTCTAACCCAATTTACATAGTCTGAGGGTAATACAAATCTAAGCTGGTCATCTACACTTAACTCTAGAACTTTAATTTCCTTGAAAGCATCGTAATTTAATTCTTGTATAGCTCGTTTTGCGTGGAATAGAATCTTAAATCTCTCCTCGTTATTTATAAGGCTATGGTTTCCTTGATACATCAACATAAAATTATTGACTATCTCAAATAAAGAAACATATTGATATGATCCCCAATTCTCATCTGTAGGAGCAGTGCCCCCATTTTCGTAATACTGATACTGTGATATATATGCCATAATTATTGTTGTTGCTGATTTTCTGCATTTTCAAGTCCTCCTGCAAACTGCACTACCGAAGCTTCTCGTATAGACATTCCTGCATACTGTAAAATCTTTTGAACTAAATCCCCTTCGTCACTAGCCGGCAATTCAAAGTCTTGATAGTCAGGTTGTGATTGGTCAAACGAAGGCTCTCCGCTTGATCCTAAAGAAACATATGTCCACTTAGGAGTATTTGGGTACCTGATATACTGAGATAAAACTCTACCAATATCATTAATACTATTTGGATAAGCAGTCATTATTAATCCCTCCTCCGTGTAAGCAGGATAAACCAATGATGGTGCTGTAAGTAAAGAGTTATTCAACATAGTTATTTTACTATGAGTAACCTTTTCTGCTTCCTGTAAATCGTTATTGTAAACCACATAGCTAACTCCTACGCCATCCCAAACTGTATTTGTATAAATACTATTAGTTGTGCTCAACTCTGTCTCAGAGTCCACTAGAGTGACAGTTACGTACTGTGTGATATTTGTTCTTACCAACCCAATAACATCTCCTACTTTAACTCCGTCTGTAACGAATGTCGCTGTTGAGTCAATACATTTGTTTGCTAAAACAGAATCTGTTGTTCCGCTAGAAAGTAAAGTGGTATATACCAATACTTTATTAAGTAAGTAGTAGTCATATCCTGTTGTTGTTGGTGATGGTAAATAATAAATATTAGATACCATTGGTGGGGTAGTACTCAAAGATAATGGGCTTGATACTGAAAACATATCGATAACCTCTATTAATCCTTTTGTAATATCCGCGTAGCCCGTCCCTGAAGAACGTGCATTTTCTTTATTTATTTGGTAGTTGTACTCGTAAAAATAATTTTCAAAGATATCTAATTGCGCTTGCTTAGCGTATAGATTAAAGTCTGACGGAGAAATGTATCCGTAGTTATTTTTATTAAGTACAGACAGTACTGTATTTCTAACTGAGTTAATCATCTGTAAACCTTTTTACAAAGATAACAAAAAAAAAGGACCCCTTCTTTTTAAGAAGAGATCCTTATATTATTATAAGAAATATTATTTACACTTGCTTCTCAAGCGATTTTAATACTTCAATTCCATCATCTGACTGAAGGAATGTTGAAACAATAAACATTGGTTCCTCACCAAATGGTATGTTCAACATTTTAGTTTTGTTAGAAGAGGTATTATACCATACTTCTTTGTTGTTCTTTCTGAAGGCTAATAAGCCCTTGTCAAAAAATTGTGACACACTTGCTTGTAATTTCAAAGTAGGATCATTAATTACATCTAAGAAGGTACTCGGATCATTCTTAGCATACACTAAGATGTCTCTCTTTAATTCTGAGGTTGTAACCTTAGATGTATCCTTATTAAATAATACTCTACTAATAGATTCAATTTGATCTGTCGATAAGTTACGTGCTTCAATAAGCGCGTCTACCTCTACAGTAAGTCTATCTACCTCTACTTGTGCATCTACTTCTTTATCAACCTCTACAAAACGTTTTCCGTTTAATGGATGGTAGTAAA